TTTATTAATATTTATATTAGGAATTAATATTACTCCTAGTATAGATTTTAGTAGATATACAAAAGAACCGTTAAAAAAGGTAAGTAACTTAGAAGATTTAAAGACTACTCGTGAATATCAGGAGTACCTTGAATCTTTAAAGAAAACCATGGAAATTGTGAAAGCTAGAACTAATAAGCTTGAGCAATTTAAAAAGGCTAAGAAGTTAACTGACGAAGACCTTGCTATTTTATTGTATTTAGTAGGCTTTGAAGGTAATGAGCTTAAGAAGGCCTGGGCTATCGCAAAAACGGAGTCCAATGGCCGCCCCGTGGCATATAATGGTAATACAAAGACTGGAGATAGTTCTTACGGGATCTTCCAAATCAATATGATTGGAAACCTAGGGCCAGAGCGTCTTAAGAAGTTCGGGCTTGATAGCAATAAGGAGTTGCTAAATCCAGTTACCAATGCAGAAATTGCATTTCATATGTCTAAGGGTGGAGAAGATTGGTCCTCATGGATCAATTCAATCCAGAAAGCCAAAACATGGGTACTTAACTTCCCTAAAGTGGATCTAACCCCTTATAAAATACCAGTCGAAGCTTGACATTCGGTAAAATCAAATGATACAGTTAATCTATGCAAATAGATAACACTGGGGTAATTGATATCAGAGTCGTAAGACAGTGGCTTGATACTCGCACAGACTTTTCACATAATGTTTCGTGTAGTGTCAAGCTACTATCTGGTTTTGACGATGACGGTGTATACCTATTTTGCCTAGAATGTAATGATAGAGTGTATGTAGGACTGGAAACATATAAAACAATGGAACGAGAATTGAATGGCTGAAGAAAACGAAAATATTTTACTTGGAATCTATATACAACTATCAAGAGTGTATGATATGCTTATGATTATAGCCGACGGTGTTGGTAAGGGCGAAGAGGCCTTAGAGATTCGAAATCTTCATGCAGAAGGTAAGATCCTTACACCACCGCCATCACTAGTGGAGGATGAAGATGCCTAAATATTTCGTAACATTGAATCTAGAAGTAGATATCAACAAAGTCGACAATATTGATTCCATCATCGATTCTTTCGATCTTCTCGGTTCTGCTGAAAACACAGAGGTGTTAGAGGTGTCAACTGAAAAGGCAGAAGAATACGAAGATGACTTCGAAGACGAAGAGTATTAAAAAATAATCCCCCAGGATTTCTCCTAGGGGATATTTTTTTAGAGCTTATTAGCCCTTTAGAGCCTTGAATGTTTTTTGATCAACAATACCAGTCTCTGGAAGACCTTTGGCCTTCTGATAAGCCTTTACAGCTTTTTCTGTTGCAGGACCAAACTCGCCATCAGCCTTAAGTTTTAGTGCAGTTTGAACAACTTTTACTTTTTGTCCTTTTGCACCAACTTTAAGATCAACGAACTGTGCTGGCGCAGCAGGTGCTTTTGGTGCCGCTGGCTTAGCAGGTGCTGCTGGAGCGTCAGAAGATCCAACTTTAGATAGTAGTGGTAGGTTTTCTTCTCCAGCATAAACTGGACGTCCCCAACCAACTACAGCATTAATTAGCTTCTTCTTGTTATTCTTTACGTATGCACGAGTTTTCTCTACGCACATTCCGCCATTTCTTTGATCTCCCTTAGCAGTTCCTGAAGTGTTACCTTCGATAACTTGAATTGTTCCATCACCGTTATTCTTGATGCAAAGTCCAACGTGTGAAATTCTGTTGACTCCATCATCTGGGAAATCGAAATAAATCCAATCTCCTGGTGTAGGATCATCGTTACGAGCATCTGCCCAACGATTATTCTTCTTAAACCAATCTGAAGCTGCAACAGTTGCTGCACTCTTTGGGTATTTCTTTGCGTCTAGGCCTGCAGTAAATGCACACCATGAAACGAAAGATTGGCACCAAGGCAAGAAGTTTGCACCAGTCCATTTACCATACTTGGTTTCGTTATCTTTAGGTCCCTCGATAGTTCCTATTTCTTTTTTAGCAACCTCAATGATTGCTTCTAAAGACCCTTTTGCTCCCACTACTACTTCACCGTCTTCTTAGCTGCAGTTTTCTTTGCTGCTGTCTTCTTTGCGGCTGAAGCAGTCGCTGCTGTTTCTAGCTTCTTAGTTGCTTCCGCAACTACAGATGTTGCTACACGTCCAAATGCTGGATCCTTCTTATTCGCCCAACGGATTAATGTTGGAACGGCGGAAGACCAAAGAGCATTTGCAACAAGTAGCCATTCAGATGAACCAAAATCAACTGGTGATCCGACATTTGCTGTTTGCATTACGATTACAATTGCACCGATTACTTGACCTGCAAGGTTACGGGCATATGAATCTAGCATTGCTTTATTAATTGACATATATGTTTTCTCCTTTAAAATATCCTCAGTGGATATACCTCTATTCTATCAGGAATAGAAAAATGAGCAGTTTACATGGCCATGCTCAGGGCCCTTATGCCCGCACTAAGCTATCCGCAAGAAAGGTAGAACGGAAAGTAACACGGCGGTGCACATATTAATTATAGCCTACTTGATCTTAATTTGTCTAGGCTTTTTCTCTTCTGGAATCTCTCTTTTTAGAACTACATTGAGGATTCCATCCTTATAGTCAGCAGAGTCTACTTCCCAATACTCCCAAAGAGTAATAGTTTTGGCAAACTTACGAGTTGCAATACCCTTATGTAGGTATTTTGGCTCTTCGTCCTGCTTAGCTTTTTCTCCTGAGATTGTTACAACATCGTCTTCGATCTTGATAGCGATTTCGTCCTTTGCAAAACCAGCGGTAGCCAGTTCAAGCACACGAGTATCCTCATCAATTTCTCTGATATTAAATGGAGGATATGAATCCTGCCATGATGTTGCCGCAGATGCTACAGTTTGATTCCATAGCTGGTCTACGAACTTGAATGGGTCATAAACGCTGACCGTTGAGTTGATATAATTTACCATTTTTGCTCCTTTATTAAGCGAGTTAGATTTAGCACTCCCCGAAGCAGAGTGCTAAACCTATTATATCAAATTTGATATTTACTCGCCAGAAGAGACTTCGGCTATTTTAGACTTGGCAATAGCAAGTACTGGTCCAACTAAAGGAGAGTATCCAGTAGCCACAGCCTCCTTATTACATTTAGTCACAGCAAATGATATAAATTCTTTAACTGCGTCATTTCTTGGCGTATTTTCCTTAAATGCAACTATATAACTAAATGCTGATAAGTTATACGATAAAGGGTTTTTATTGTTATAGTTTGCCTTTATGAGTCCGTTAGCCAATGGCTCAAAATCACTAAGGAATTGAGATGCTGCTTTTGAAGTAGGGGCAGTAAATTTACCAGCACCATTTTCAATTAAGGCAAGTTTTAATCCACCCGCAAAGGAAGACTCTGCGTATGTTATTACGCCATTCATTTGACGGGCTATCATTACGACTCCATGAGATCCTGACCCTGCCTGTGAAGTAAAAGACAATGTTCCAGGATAAGCAGTCTTAAAGTCTTTATTGCCTGCTTTAGTCCAAATCGTTGGGGCTACTGAATTTAAATATTCTGTAAATATCTGACTTGTTCCAGATCCGTCTGCACGATAAGCAATTCGAATAGCTGTTGCTGGAATCTTTGGTTTGACTCCCTTAATTGTGTTATCTGCAATAATCGACTTGTGATTCCACTTTGTGATCTTTCCTGCAAAGATGTTTGCCAATGTTTCTTTTTTAAGTTGTATAGGCTTTGAATATCCATCAAGTCTATAGATGACTCCGATAGGGCCAGCAATAAAAGGAATGTAGACTATACCAGATGGCTTTAATTCTCCTGGATTATATGGGGTATCTGTTCCAGCAAAGTCGATGATCTTATTGTTTAATTGTGATCTACCAGCACCAGATCCTAATGAAGAATAGGTGATGGTGTTTCCAGTTACCTTAGCATAGCTAATTCTGCATGCCTCAAGGTAGTTCGCTATAAATGATGATCCCGATCCAACTACATCTTCTGATGCGGTGGCGGGATGTGATGTAAAGATGCCAGCAACCAATGCTAGCGTTATGACTATAGATTTATTTCTCATAGTAACTCTAGTATACAATATGGGGCTGCTGGTATACACCCATATTTAGATAACTAGATATGAACATTATATGAATATACGCCGTACTGAAGTGCTAACTATATTATATCATCTGGATAGAGATCTAGCCAGTCGGGTCCTTCTTCCCTATCACATTTACCATCATTCTTCATATGATTATATTATCATATATAGTGATCAGTGCGCCGCCGACGATGAAGACACTCCTGTATAATAGCTATATGAACCTATATGACCAATTAACCCCCGTTGAAAAAGCCTATCATGACGCCCTACTTGGAGTAGTCCAGAAATTCGGGCCCTTTGATAAAGGAAGCGGGAGTGTATGGGTCGGATATGAAGAAGGTTCAGATAATGAAAATGCATCCATAGGGGTAAAATGCGGAAATTGCTCTTTCCATGTAGAAATTCCTGGGAGTATGGAATTAGGATGTAAGATCCTATCGTTTAATGTAGAAGAAAATGGTATGTGTAGATTAGCGGCTATTCCAGATGGATTAGTGAACGCCGAAAACGATACAGACGAAAATAACGATATGGATAAATTCTGGAATGGGAGCTTTATAAAATAATGTACACATATTACACTAAAATCGAAAAAGTCGTCGATGGCGACACTGTAGATGTCTTTATAGACCTTGGATTTAAAGTATGGAGATCAGAGCGTATTCGCCTTGTAGGAGTAGATACAGCCGAAAAGAATACTCCGTATGGCAAGGCTACAAAAGCATACCTAACTCAACTTTTGGCGGGGAAGCTCGTAAAACTCGAAGTCTTTAAACCAGATAAGTACGGTAGATATCTAGGTAAGATCTATATCAATAGTGATATTTCCATAAATGATCAAATGGTAGCCAAAGGAATGGCTAAGGGTTATATGGGAGATTCTAAAGTAGGTTTATGGACTCCCGCCGAATTAGAGAGAACAACAGTAGATATTACTCTTGAGTAAAACTCTCTAAGGCAAGAAGAAGTTCTTGTGCTATCCCGTCGAAATTTATAGTACCGTTATCGAAGTACTTTCCTGACTGTATAAGCTTTTGTAGCGTATCAGCTAGATATTGCTGTTTTGTCATATCCCGTCCTCCTAAATTATTAGACGTAGATAATCAATTATAAGTTATATAGACATTATATGGCAAATATTCTTATTAGCCCTGTTTATTTATGTATAATATAGCATTAGAGAGGTAATCAACATTATCTTCAAATAATCCTATACCAGCGTTACAATTCCTACAGAGAAGTCCTCTTACTTTATTACTAGTGTGACAATGATCTACGGCTGCAGACTCATCTATTGCTTTATGGCATATCCCGCATTTATTTTTTTGGTTATCTAGCATTTCAAAAAAATCTTCTTTAGATATTCCATATTTCTTTTTTCTGGTATACCAAATTCTTGCATCCAAGGTGTCCTGCCATTTATCTGGATTGCTATCCCGCCATTTTCTATTAAGATCTAATTTGCATGGTTTACAGTATCCGCTTAAACCATCTTTTCTATCCCCAGATTTATGGAATTCTGATCTAGCTTTCAGCTCATTACAGATACTACACTTTTTATGGGTATCCGTATTATTTCCGTAGTAGTTAATGTTCATAGATATATTGTACCACATTTCTAATTAACATTTTAAAATTAGGATTTTTGTTAATATTTGTAATTTTTGTATGATGCAGCATTTTAAAATCGAACATCTGTTCTAATAATGAGCACATATTTGTGAGCAAGGTCACAAAGATTTTTTTCAATTTATCCCATATGTCCGAATTGTCCCCTTGAAAATGTCAGTGGTGTGTGTTAGTATTCTACTATAACAAACTAAAGAAAGGTTGGTTCACTAAATGAATGAACAAACACTACTAACTAAACTAGGGTTCTCTACCCATTCCGCTATCCCCGCTTCTATCGTCTCAGATGAATGGGATAGACACGCTACCTGCGCTAAATGCGGGTTAGATATCTCAGCCTTTTGGGTTGATGATGAAGACCGCCTTAGCGGTTGGTCAGCATGGAAAGCCCTATCGGGCTCATGCCAAGCGTGATACAAATCACACACGCCTAACGGCGTGTCGACTTGAAAATGTCGGTCAAGTCTGATAGTCTTAAGACATAGAAAATTAAATAAGAATTAAAGGGTGTGAGCCTTAGCAAATAATCCGAAAGGTGAGCCTAAGCAAATAAAACCCTAAAAGACAAACTAAAAAGAAAGGGGACAAAATGTCCGCAAATGTCTACTCAATCGAAAGCCTCTTAGTAGGAAAAACCTATCGCTCTAAAACCCTAACGGGTGAAATTGTATCCGCCGAAAAGCACCCTCATGCCGTATGGTATGAAAACGCTGAGGCGTATCTTGTAGAGGTTCGCAATCCGAACTCATTCCGTAATTCATTCCGCACAATAGCGGTTAGTGTGAACTAAATCACACAAACGCTACGGCGTGGCGGCTTGAAAATGTCGCCCCCGTAGTGTAGTCTAAAGACATAACAAACTAAAAGAATAGGAAATAAATAAATGAAAATCACATACTCAATCTGGGATGGTGCTCAACTTCTAGGCACTGGCTTCACCGCTTCTTCACCTGAAGAAATGAACATTTTTGTAACTGAACTACAAAAAGTTTCTAAGAATGTCGTAGCGCATATGCGTAAGGTCGAACAAACTAACGGAAAGGATAACTAATAAAATGGAAATTCAAATAGAATTCTCAAAATGGGGCTTCGGCTTCTATTCTGATTTTATTGCTCTAGATTTCACATGGGGATTTCTTGGCTCCGTTGTTGTAATTTATTTTGTAAATAAAATTCTAAAGCGTAATGATATCAAACTATTTAGAAAGCGTAATAAGTAAAATGATGACTAGAAAAGACTATATAACCGCTGCTGATATTTTGAATCAGGCTTATCCAGAAAATCCCGATTTGATTTTGGAAATGGCTTCGGATTTCTCTGACTATTTCGCAAAGGATAATCCTAGATTTTCCCGCCCTCGATTTTTTGAGGCAGTCAAAAAAGGCTGGTGAGATAACTCACAAAACTGATCGGCGTGTCGCCTTGACAAAAGCTGCGACACGCCCGACAGCGGCGGGCCTGTGTCCGAAATGTCCGATTTAAGACGATTTGAAAAGCCCCCAGAAATGTGGTGTAAATCACAAAAATAGTTTTGCGACACGCCCGAAAAACGGGTCAAAATGTCAGTGGTCTATGTTAGACTTCTAGGTATAGAAGGTTGAGAAAGGTTCTCAACAAGAAAGGTAGGTCAGAAAATGACTACACTAATAAAAGAAATAACATTGGAAAATGTTTCCGTTGATGAAGCAAACTTGATTGTTTGCGTGTTTTGCTCAGACTACGCAGGAGAAGTTTTCTGCGGTAAGTGTAATGAATACAAGGGAATAATGACCCTTGGTGAGTGGTTAGCATACACTCAAGAAAGTTGGGTGTTGTAAAAATGGCTAACTTAGAAATTTTTGAAATGAATGAAAATGGTGCTGGTTGGGTATCATTAGAAAATGCTTCCGCTTCTACTAAACTAGATTTGGAAATTGCTCTGCTAACTAAAGCAGAAGTAAAAATGTTATGCTTCAAGTGCCACATTGAAATTCCTCGTGGTAATGTTTGCGTAAATCATAAAAATGTTCGTGGTGCGGTTTATTTTTCAGAATAAAAAAAATAAAAAATAAATTAGCGGCGTGTTAGCTTGACATTTCGCTAAAAAGCGGCGGCCCTGTGGATAACTTTTTGTCAATACGACACGCCGTGAAATCGCTGGAAATTTTTGTGATTTCGATCACAATGTGATGTAGGTCATATGTGATGTGGCTCACAATGTCCGATTTGACCGATTTTTAGGGGTCAAAATGTCAGACCCCCCTGCTAGAATAGTGGCATAACAAAAAGAAAGGTTAGGTAATAAAATGACTAACACTAAAGTAAATAAGTGTAAAGCAAACGATTGCTCACACTCTAAAAAATTCATAGACCGCTATGATGTAATAGATAACAAGGTTATCCGTAAGGATAATCATAAATGGCACTTCTGCCAGACTTGCGATAAAGTAGTTCATAAAGACTACATAAATTATCACGAAATGCGTTGTAAAATCTTTCACGATTTACAAAAAAATTGTATAGAAAAAAACCACTATGAACAAGGTGTTCATAGCACAGGCGTTGCCTGTAATCTCTAAGAAAGGAGAAAGTAATGTCAGATTATCTTGATTATCTTGATGAAATCTACGAGGAACTCGTAGAGGAATTTGGACACGAAATCGAGTCCAATTGTATCCACGAGTAATCGTGTGATACAAATCACACCCCGACACGGCGGGAAATCCCCAAAATGTCAGCCCCCAATGCTACAATTATTACCTAAAGAAAGGAAGTCAAAATGACTTATCAAGTAAGACTAGAAACCTTCAATGGTTCTGTAAAAACTCTATCCCTGCCCTCTAAAGGTGCGGTTGCTCAATTCGTATCAACTTATCCCGACACTCTCCCTGTCGGTATCTCTGTAAAGTTTGATTGTGATGTGCTTTCAATTCGTGGAGTATTGAAAGGTCGTAAGAAATAATGGAACTCTCAACACTAAACGAAATCGGAGATTTATTTAGGAAACTTGAGGAAAAAAAGTTTCCTAATAGTTCTCTAAACTCTACAACTTCAATGGCTCGTCAAATCGGCACAATGTCGGTTTTTATTTCTGAAAAGAATGCTAAGAAAATTATCAAAATGCTACAACAAGAAATGGAAAATAACTAATGAAAAAAAATATTCTAATCTCCTATGTCGTGGAAGCCGACACCGATTTATCCGCTATCTTTGCCCTGAATAAATCTCTCCGCTATTTGCCTGATAGCGAACTAATCAAGTTTGACGCTTTCGAAGTTCTAGATGTTGAGGAGAATAAGTAATGATAAGCACCGCTCTAAAAATTCAAGACGCAACTCAAGAAGCGTTTCAAGATGAACAAGTAATGCAGATGGCTGCTGCTATTTTTCAAATGCGAAATGATGTTGATAATGACACAATGGCGAGAATGTTATTTGAATATTCCGCAACTCTTTCTGCGCTAACTGCAACTTTGGTTAGCCACGCAATTTTATCTGAAACTCAAATGCACGAAATGATTTCAGAAATAAATGAAATTGAAAATATTTCTAAAGAAGTTTTAGGAGAATAAAAAATGACAACAAATAGAATTCTAACAACACTCGTTCAAATAATTTTGGCGGGTGTAACAATTCCACTTTTAGTTTTAGCAATAAAAGATTTCAAAGCTGATCTAAAAAAAGAATAGTTCAACTTTCAACTAATTGCGACACGCCCGACAGCGGCGGGCCTGCCCGAAATGTCCGTTTTACGCATTATGTACGATTACGTGGAATTGCCAGAATTTTTTTGAAATTTACGGCGTGTCGACTTGACAGCCAGATCTTGTGAGATTTATCACACGGCTGAGCGTCTTACTATTTGGAATTACTCGCTAGTAAGTAGAGAAATGTCAGTCGGGTCGTGTAAAATTGTAGGTATAAAGAAAGGAAAAACTAATGAGAGCATATTCCATAGTTGATTTGCTAGTAGATACTTACTATGCCCCACAATCCCTATCCCGCCGTTTCAACGGAGGTATTATCAACCACGCAGAAAAGCGTGAAGATGTCTATCCACCCGAAGGCTATGAAGCCTTCGCTATTCGCTATCGCCCAACGGGTCGTCTAAATGACCAATGGGCAACAGTAGCCGTCAGAATAACCGACTACTAAATGTCGGTGGGTTCTGATAGACTTTATTCATAAAGAAAGGAAATAAAATGTCTGCTATAAAAAGACTTATTGAAAATATACTCGCTTGCGATACTTGCTACGGCAAAGGATTTACAGGTTGGGTTTCTCCAGACGGGGACTATGATTTTGAGTATTGTGAGTGTAATCCTCACAATCTTGTTCTAGAAGGAATGGAAGTGGTGTTCTAATGGAATTGTTCTTATGCGATAAATGCGATACCCTTGCCACAGTAGAAATGCGTGGCGATACACTAAAGATAACTAAATGCGCTTGCCTTGCGCTAGAATGGAAAGACTAATGGAATATAACTACTCTCTTACAGTTTCCTATGACGGAAAACTATTTGGTGCGTATCGCTATACCGATATGCTTGAAGCCGTAGATGCTTGGAATAAATGCGTAGATTTTGGCGATGCTAAAGAATACGCAACCTATAACTTGTCAGACCCAATGGGTAAAATGTATACAAAGAATTTCTATCGAAATGGAGAAGTAAATGGGAAGTAATCTATCAACAGAATTAGCGGATAAGGATTTGTTTCCTGATTTAGATTTGGAGACTGCGATTACTATTCAATTGCGTTCTAATCATTACCCGCCCGTTCCCCATTCAATGGTGCCCGTTTGTATCGAAGCACTTGACGCATACAATTCAGGCGAACACGATAAAGAAATTTCATTACCAGACGGAGTAACTTGGAGAAATAAAATTACTGCGCCAGCGAATGCGATTATTGACGCTCACCACTTGTGGGAATGGGTAATCGAAAGCGAATTGTGATCTAATTCATAATTGCTGCGGCGTGTCGACTTGACACGACACGCCCGACAGCGGCGGGCCTGTAATGTCCGATTTATGAGCTTTACGTAGAAACGCCGAAATTTTGTGGAATGTCAGTGGGTTATGCTAGACTAGTTTATTATGAGAACGAAAAAAAATGCTGAGGAATTACGGCGACTTATGGAGTTACGCCGTAGTAATGCAGCCACGCCTGTAAAAAATAAAAAGGCGTATTCTCGCAAGCGCAAGCATAAATGTCGCCCCTATGGTGTAGAATAGAATAAAGAAAGAAAGGTGCCCCATGAAACTAAAACGCTCTAATGATAGAAAGGTTGCAAATGCAGTCTCCCCAAATGGAAAAACCCCAACAATCGCCAACACTTTCGGTCTACCTGCTGGAAAAAATTTCTCGTGTCCTGGTGCCACTAGTGTTTGTGAAAGCGTTTGCTATGCAGGAAAACTCGAAAAAATCTACAAGGGAGTAAAGGCCACTCTTCTTCACAATTGGGAATTACTAAAAGACGCTGACTATGACACTATGGTGTCTCTTCTTGATGAAATGATTATTGATTTCAAGGCTGACTGTGTAAAGCGTAATGCAAAACAATTATTCCGTATCCATTGGGACGGAGATTTCTTTAACGATACTTACACAATCGCATGGGCCGAAATTGTCCGCCGTCATCCCGACATTCAATTTTGGGTCTACACTCGTGTAAAGTCTGCGGCGGAATTGCTTAAGGGTATCCCTAACCTATCTCTTTATTTCTCTACCGACGACGAAAACGTATCCATTGCGGAAGACTTAAAAATTAATCATGGTGTGCGCCTGGCATACTTAGGCAAAACGTTTGCGTTAACCGAAAACAAAATGAAAGAATTAACTGGCAAGGTTGGTGCAAAGTGCCCTGAAAATGCAAAACGTATTCCATTAATTTCTACAAATGGCTCTGCATGTGTATCATGCGGGCTATGTGTTTATGGTAAGGCCGACATTCGATTTAGCGCAACTAAAAAATAAGGAGCTCAAATGAAACTATACAATGCATATATGGCCCTCTTCATGGGTAATGAAGAACAACAACAAGCTGCACAAGAGTACTTAGATTCCTTGGGAGAGGATCAAGAGTAATTGGGTTACTTATTATTAATAGCAGGAGCTGGGATCTTCCTGGTCCCCGCTTTTGTTGTTTATATTTTATACCGTAAGAGCTGAGGCCCGCCCCGCCGCAAGGCGTTTGTCAAATTACGACACTGTGATTTTTCCCACAAAAGTTTTTTAGAAAATGTCCGATTTGTCCGTATTTGGATTTGCGCTCTGTCGGTCTGAAATGCTAAACTATTATTACCAACAAACGAAAGGAAGCAAAAATGGCTAAGACACCAAAAATCGGTGAAACCATTACAACCGCTCAGAGCAAAGTTTCTGGCGTTGTAAAGGAAGTCGTAAAGAACCCATCTGGCTCGGTGCGTGTTCGTCTTGATGTAGAGGGCGAAACTCGCTGGACTACTATCAAGTAGTTTATCAGATGAAACTGACCTGAGCAAGTCAATCAAAACTGCTCACCAACTTTATTCTGTCGGTAAGGTCTGATAGAATAGTAATACCAACTAAGAAAGGAAACAAAATGGCAAGAGGAAAAGCGATAAATGTAAAAATCGCAACACCCAAAGTTATCAAGGCTTTGGAAACTAAGTTAGCAGAAATCAAAAATGATTATGCTAAGCAAGATGAGAACGAGGCAAAGTATCAGAAGTCCGTTGAGAAATGGAACAAAGAAATTGCTAAGTTTGCCACAGCGCAAATCGCTAAGGCTCAAAATGTTCGCACGAACTATCGTCATTGGAACAACACTCTCAATGTTGATTTTGACTTGATTGTTGAGGAAAAGGATTTTCCTAAGCAACCTGAGCGTGATTTTGAGCAAATCCACCGCCACTCTTACAATGAGATGGTAGAGGAAATTGAGAACGCTATTCGTATTCTCAAGATGACCGATGAGGAAGTAGTTTCTACTTCTACTTACAACGCTATCGCCCGATACTTGTAAAATTGTGGGGGAGGGGTATTTGACCTCCCCCCAACACATCTGATAAACTAAATAGTAAGCAAACAAACGAAAGGAAAAACGAATGTCCCCAGTATTCGGAAATAACAGCGATAGTTTCTATCGCAAGGGTGATGTATTCACCACAGGCAAGTCAGGTATCACAGGTCGCTTGGAGGAGATTGTTTCAGTTAGACCAAATCTAACTAAGATTGCTCTTCGCACACCTAATAACCAACTTCGCTGGGCAATGGTAAAAATTGGCTAATTGCTAATCGACACAGTGGCAGTTTCGGGAATGTTCTCGCCATATGTCGTAAGTAAGAATTCCCACCTAATCTTCGGGATGGTGTCAACGGTGCACACAACTAAATTAATGGCACGATCTGTTCACCATCCCGACTTCCCGTCCATGGGACCGACTCATGGAGCTGCAGCACACGTACAGTAAATGAATGCACGGGCCCTGGTTACCTTTCTTTCCAGGGCCCGCTGCAGGCCCGCCCCGCAAAACTCCGTTTGTCAAGTTACGACGATGTGATTTTGCCCACTGAAAAATGTCCGAATTGCCCTAGTTTGCCAATCTAACTAGACATAGCCCACCTATGTGTGCTAGACTTGATAAGTATCCAATAGAAAGGAAATAAAAATGGCTACAAATCTCGCTCATAAGCAAGAAGTAGAAAACGGCGATGTGTCGTTTGCTCTTGTTGAATCCCGTTCAAATCCCGCTTGGCACTCTTTTGCCAATAAGGTTTTTGATTCAGAATCTGGAGATGTTTCAATCTCTGAAATTATGGAGGGTGCTAAACTCTCTAATTGGAATGTTCGTCTTGAAGATGTTGCGCCACTTGCGCCTCATCACAATTTCATTACTGATTCATTCCTTGTTGTTCGTGATAACCCATACACCGCTGGCAATACCGATGTGTTGTCTGTTGTAGGCTCACGCTATAAAGTCGTTCAGAATGAAGAACTATTTTCATTCGCAGAAAATCTACACGACGGAAATCCCGATGTGAAAGTTGATTCTGCTGGCTCTCTAAAGCAAGGTCGCATTGTCTATGGCTCTTGGGCGTTGCCTAATCAACTAGTCATTGACCCTAAAGGCGTAGCAGATACAACAAAATTGTATCTAATCGTTTGGACATCACACGACGGCTCTGTTGCTGTTCAGGCAGCAATTACACCTGTTCGTGTTCGTTGCCAAAATACGCTAAACCTAGCGATGAAATCTGCTAAGCAATCTTTCAAGATTCGCCACACGCAGACCGCAGATGGAAAGATTCTCGCTGCTCGTGAGGCTCTTGGTCTATCTGTTGCTTATTTCGATGAGTTTTCTAAGCAGGCTAATGGTCTGTTTGAATCTCAAATCAACGATAAGCAATTCTCTGACCTTATCCGCAACCTTTACCCAAAGCCTGAAAAAGACGCTAAGGGTGCGCTAAAGAAGTGGGAAAATAAAGTCGTTCTAATTGACGAACTTTATCATAACTCACCAACTAACGCTGGTATCAAAGGCACAAAGTGGGGTGCGCTAAATGCTCTAACTGAGCGTTTAGATTATTTCCGTTCTGCTCGCAAGGGTAATACGGAATCTCTTTCCGCTTCTGCTTCAGGGTTTGACCCTGTTATCACCGCTGAGAAAAATAAAATTCTCAAAGCGGTTTTAGCAATCTAAAAAATTGCTAACACGGGGGCGCAGAAATGCGCCCCTGTTTTATTTTTAGCTGATCGCATTTCGATTTGACAAAATCAGAAAAAAGGGGCGGGTCTGACTGTTTATTTTATCATTACGTACGTATATGAAAATGCCCTGGAATTTGCAGAATGTCAGTGCCGTGGTGTAGGATAGTAGTAAAGGATAGAAAGGTAAATTATGAGTTGGCAATTAGAAGCCAGTTGTAGCGCAGACCAACACGACTTGTTTTTCTCGCAGGCAAAAGGTAAAATGGATAGAGCAATACAAATTTGTGGTTCGTGCTCTGTAAAGGGTGAGTGTCTCAAGTTTGCTATTGATGAAAAAGTAGAGTTCGGTATATTCGGTGGTCTCACACCGCAAGAAAGGAAAAAGAAATGGCTGTAGAAATGTTCACAGATAGTCTTGGGGAACATATCATGGGAGCAATTCAGGTTGATATTGAAGAGCACCTGTTTGAACAATGGAATAACACTAACCTAGATGAGGGTGTAGAATATGCGGAATGGCAATTCTTACAATTTGCACCTGATAGTGTCAAACAATCTTATAATGAATACTATGGCTATACAGAGAAAGATGAGTATTACCTATGCTAGGATATCAACAGGAAGACTTAGATAGGATGATTAATGCTGTTCATGATGCTAAGTTATTCTATCTTAGACACCCGTCCGATTTAATGGACAAGACTCAGCTCAGATCAGATCTAGAGGATACTGTTAGTTTTCTCCAGGGCTTATGGGCGGAGGGGTATTTTGACTAGACATAAGCAGTGTAAGCAATGCTACAATGGTAAGTACTACTTTTACAATGGCAAAGACGAACTCGTTGCTATTCCGTGCCCGTTTTGTTAGGAGATAATATGAGTAAAGAGTTTAGAGAACTTGTTGGAAAAGGTGTCCTAGGATTTCTAGGAATAAGTGCCATAGTTATATTTATCCTGTATAAAATATTTGTGGCCTAAATCACACCTACCCTAATTGAAATTGTCCGCCCCTACTGCTAGGATAGATATATGAATAAATTACTAGAATATATGAATCTACATCTCATTAGTCTTATGCAAGACGCTGAGCAGGTAGAAGATGAAATGGAAAAACTCGACCCTGCCTCTAAGGATTGGGAGCATTTGGATATTGAGATGATTAGTCTTAATGGACAGATTATTGCTACCCGTCACCTAATGTCAGTAGCGAAGGGTATGATTGAATAATGATTGAATTAGAGACACTTGAACCACACCTACAACGTATGGTGGACCATGGCGTAAATGGTTTAGACATCATGCACGGGGAACTCAAGAACCTCATGCTAGTTGCAGAAGCACAATTAGAGGAAGCCAAGCGTATTGAAGAAGAGAATGATTATTCAGACGCTATGGAATCTATGGAACGCAAATACTGGGAGGGTGTATCAGACGCATACACTAGCCTATACAAACTAACATATGACCTATCATTTGCGATTGGAGCACGTAATGAAGCCTGATGACAAAGACAAACTAAACCAATGCTTAGATATTCTGGATACAACAGACCTTGGATTGTCTCTGGTCTGGCTTTGGACATGGAGCACAATTAAAAACTTCATGGAAGATGATGAATCATTTAAGATGAAATGTTCTGAGCAGGAAATGTGGGACAATCTTTGTGAGGCTGTTTCAGTAGGTCATGGATTCTCTTTAGAGTATGGAGCAGAACAACATCATGAAGACGTTATGGAATGGATGTTAAATCGTGACTATATGGTAGACACAATGTTTGAAGAAGACGAAGACTGATCTGATTTGACAATCCCGCTTCGGCGGGGCGGGTCTGTCTCAAAATTTGGACATTACGTAGGATTTGAAAAATGCCCTGGAATCCTGTATGATTAAGATATGACTGAAACAACCCTGGAATATGTATTAACAAATAATGATAGATGTGATCGTTGCTCTGCCCAAGCTTTATTCTTATGCAAGGGTATTACGGGTGAACTAATGTTTTGCGGTCACCATTTCAATTCAAATAAGGAATCATTAACTAACTGGGCTTACGAAATTATTGACGAGTCCTCCAAAATTTCTTGACAATCCGCCCTGTTTTTGCAATAATTAATATATGGAACGAAAGGAGGGTCAAATGACAAAGCGTGAATATCTAGTTTCTCTTGGACAAAAAGTCGGAAAGCGTGGACGTTTTTCTAAAGAGCAAGTAGAATTGATTAGCAAGGCTGAAGCACAAGGCACAGTCTTTACCAAGTAAATCGGCAACTAAAGAAAGGTTACCCCCATGCCAAATTGGTGTTACAACACATTGACAATCCAAGGCCCTAAGTCTGAGATTGACTATATCAAAGATAAACTAAATACTCCATTTACCGTTCTTCATGATTCTTGGAATCGTGAGACTATGCAGATGGAAGTAAAAGAAACTCATTACTCTGCCCCTGTCTTCGCATTCTGGAATATCCATTCCCCATTGGAAGACGGTATCACAATGGAAGAGTATGTTCAGCAACCATCTCGCCTAGGCATTGATACAAATGACCCTGAGTGGTTTGCTAAAGAAGTCAAGCATGCAATGACTCAAAAAGACTGGTATAACTGGAACACAACCCATTGGGGAACTAAGTGGGATGTGGCCGTGCAAGATAACGACGAGTATCCTGACACCGAACTGTTAGAGCACACATCTAATGGTGAGGACCAATGGCTGGTATATAAGTACAATACTGCGTGGTCTCCTGCCGTATCAGTATTGGTTACCCTGTCTAACATGGTTCCTAACTCCTTACTTACTCTCTCATTTGAAGAAGAGACAGGTTGGGGCGGAGAGTATGAAATTCTTCGTGGCAATGTAACGGAACTTGAAGAGTACGATAACAAATGTCGTGACTGTGATGAGATAAATACATTAGAGTACTGCGACAATGACTGTGGAGAAATCTGCAATGCATGTCATTATATGGGTGAGGCAGACCTAGAGTTAGTTGCTGAATGCGAGGAGCATAAGCAGTACCTGACTGAAGAATTTGTTCCTGAGTATCGTCGGGACAAAATCAATGTTTGACCCAGCATATACATCAACCAAGCACACATTTGTCTGCGACCCAGACGAATGTGATACCTTGGTGGAGATAACTACTAGTGATCGTTTTGGCTTTCCTTCTGGGGTAGTCCAAATGAAGTGCCCCTGTGGTAGACAGATGTCACTGGTCTCTAGTACAATTGAAGATAACCCAACTATAGAAAGGCAACAACCCATGGAAACAACAAATCAGGTCCCCATGACCTATGATGCAAACGTTCTTGTCACGTACAAGAAGATTGAAAATGGCGAGACAACTTATCCTACCCTTAAGGTAAATGACCTTGAATGGACTCTGGAGCAGGCCCGCCGTACAACAGACCGTTTAAATAATCTGCAGTCTCAGGTTAATAAAGTAATTGACTGTCTGACTGAAGACCACTGGTTTAATCCTAACACTGAACTATCAGATGTTCTCGTGGAGCTCTGCGATATCCTTGGCCACAACCCTGTAAAGACTGTAACGTTTGAAGCAAGCATTACAGTTCGTGGTGAAGTCGAGGTCCCATTGGCTGAATTCGAGGACTTTGATATTGACTCTCATATCTCTGAGAATCTAACTATTGACTCATATGATGGTAACACAGTTATTGATACATATGACGTTGACTATGTAACTGAGCGATAACATGGGGATGAGTGGGGGAGGCTACTTGCCTGCCTCCCCCCTCTTATGTTACAATCGAATGAGGAAAGGTGTGGATAATGGCAATAGGCGATAAAGATATTGACGAAGGTAAATTGGCTGGCATCATAGAAGACTACTTGTCTGATGTCCGCTTTAGCAAACTCAACTTTGCTTGGCATATGGGGAACAAGTCCCCACGTATTCAAGAAGAGTTTTGGGAAACGTTGTGGGCATTTATTCAGGAGATGTCTGAGTATTACAGGCGAGGCATGGTGGATACAAAACACTTTGCGGTAGCCAAAATGTGTCATGAGATTAGGGCTCACGTAGAAGGCGAAACGTGGGTAGATAATCAGATGACGCTGGAATTGTAATCTGCCCTGGTTTTTGGTATAATAGATAGGATCATAAATGATTAACAGATGGTGCAGCTATCAGGTGCCGACCAAGTTGTTAAATAAAGCCCGTCCTGGGGGTGTTGACGGAACAGCAGCCATCTGCTATATTTAATATATGGAACTAAACGACTATATCAGCAAAGCCAAGCAGGACTTCCCTAACGGGTTCTCTGACTATACCAAAGAGCACGGGGATAAGACTGAGTGGTGGTTTCAATTCTATAAGAGAAACAATCTTGTAGAACAAGTAAATGGCTATACATTTGATTATTCTGAGATGGCTATGATGAGCCATTGGGATAACGAAAAGTGGTGGACATTTATGGGCAATGTAGAGTATGATTTTAATATAACCAACAAGTAAAGGAGCAAGGTGTGGGAGCAAGATGTACGTTCGTATTTAAAACAGATGAGGACCATGCAGTGGCGTTATACAGCCATTGGGGAGAAGACTCATTATATTCCGATTTAGCCGCTGCGCTAAATCACGCAAGACCAAGATGGCAAGACCCATCATATGGCACCCGTATGGCAATTAGTTATTTAATGCAGGATAGCATTCTGGATGAAACTGGATTCGGGATTTATGGCTGCGACCCGTCAGACCAAGGGTTTATGGATACACCAATCACAATTGACTTTACAGACCTGACCGTTGGGAGCGGGGAGGAATGGCATTCCTTTGATGAGTTTGTAAATTATCATGGCAGTATATTAACAAAAGCTTAGCATACGCTAACCTCACCTGGGACATGTGAAGGATAAACTGTCCCGTAAGGCCCTAAACTTATAAAAATATCTACCATTACGAAGATCTATAAAAAATGCCAGAATATTTTGAGAATCATATCTCTAAATATCTAATAAGACATTACGACGATACTCAAAAAATCGCAGAAGTTTAGCAGATATGACAGAAACTGTCAAGAGCTATATTCTGCTTATTATCCTTTCTTCTGTGGTTTATTTACTCTTCTAGTGTTAGTAGATCCTTTAGACTTCCCGCCTTTAAAATCTCTACCAAACTTATTATTCTTCTGTGGTCCCCGCTTCGGGGCGGCGGAATCAGAAGTAACTACATTATCCTTGCTCATATAACCTCCTTTACGAAGCATATCATAAAATCCCAGAATAATCCATATAATATATATAAAATATATAATAATAATGTAAAATAAGATTAAAATACATTAAAATATCCCAGAATATGGTCAAAATTTATGCCATAAATGTCTCATATAATGAGAATATATTGGCATTATATTGACATTATCGATCATATTTGGTATACGCATTATATGCCCTGATTATATTATGATCAATTTTTATAAATTTGTTATATAAAAGCTATTGACATTACGAACGGGTTATGATAGTCGCTCCAATACCCATATAATTTATCTTATACTATATAGCACTGTTTAAATCTATATTGCCCTGTATATACTATAGTTATCCACAGATTTATAGTAGTTATCCACAGGATATCCACATAGTTATCCACAGGATGTGCATAATATTGTGGATAAGTGGAGCGGGGGGAAATAAAAGCTTTTACCTTATTGGTCCTATAAAAGGTGTTATTGGACCTTTGTAGTCATCATCATCTGACCATTTGCCTGTAGCAAAACCTACCTCTTGCTCTTTAGGCTTATATCCTCCTATATGGGGATTCATCATATCTTTGCCAACCCGCCGACCTTTGGGATAGATAATATGAACTACCCTAGGATCTGAGTTATCCACAATTGGTTTCTTGGATTCTCTATTCCATAGATATAATAAAAACAGGGCATATAAGCATGCAAAGAATAGCTCGATCATGAAAAGATACCTATAAAGTGATCATCGATTGGATTGTTAGGATCCCTAACATAATCTATCGATACCACGCTAAAGTATTTATTGACGATATCTAATACCTGAGTATTGGTATCATCCATCCATAGTCTACTATGTAAGATAAGTTTATTAGTCTTTAGATCCTTAAGATATTCATGCAGTTCATCATCGTGAATATGTTGAAATACTAGGCTAGCTAATACTGTATCAAAGGATATCTCTTTTACCTCCGCCCATTCTGAGCTATAGGTAATATTGGAAGCCTTATTCTCATCTGGCACAAGTTCGATCATATTGGGCAAATCAAACCCTATAACCTTATCGTATCTCTTAGATAGGGCTAGGGTGTTTCTGCCTACCCCGCATCCAAAATCTAGTGCGTATGAGCCACCTGTGGCTAAATCTAGGACCTCAGCATATACTGGCATATCCTTAAATGCACCCTTATATCCTGTAAGAATGGCATCAGCGGCATTATTTTTATCTAGCGATTGCCAGAATGATTTCATGGGGTATCACTTTTCGGTTCACTTTTTCGCCCGCATATAACTTTATATGTATCTAGTAAATCAATATTCATTTAGTATCCTTTAGTGGTTGCCATAGTTTTTCCCCGCCCTTGTTATAGTATCTAGCCATGACAAATAGCAGGTCTGAAAGTCTGTTTAAGTATTGTGGGATTAAATCGCTAATGTTTAGATTATCATTAAAATTATGTATCTCTATGGCCATCCATGACCACCTCTCTGCTCTACGGACAATTGTTCTTGCATTGTGCACCGCTCCAGTTGGCAATACAAATGAATTAAGTGGCTCTAGATATTCATTCATATCGTCTATGACGGCCTCTAGCCACTCAATACGCTCCTTAGTAATCTTAATTGTTTCTGATCCAGCAAGGTCTGCGCCAAGATCAAACAGGTCGTTTTGAATTCTATCCACAATATCATTATGGATACCCATCATACCGATAGCTGAGTTTGCCTCATCTACTACTCCGATAGCCTCAATCAGTGGACTTATCTTAGGTACTCTCAAGTTGTTTGCAACTGATGTACTTCCATCGTCGCCCGTTTTTGTATAAATCTTTGTTAATTTAACCATTAGTGTCCTGTCATTGATCGCCAGATGTCTATACCTATTCTATTTGCAGCATAAAATGCAAATAAGGTAAATACCATCTGGACTAATATTTCTAAAGAAAGTTTATTTTTGGTTTTTAAGGCCATTGCAATTCTCCATTTACTGATAATACTATACCAAGACTATCGCCGTTTGAAACCTGCAACTCATTTATTGCTTTTTGTGCCCAACCCCACTCATTTGTAAATAGCGGAATGGAGCTCTTTTCCTTAATTATAACTGCCCAAAAAGCGTCTTCTGGCGGCATTGATTTGCAAGACTCCTGGTTTTTATCTGGAAGTCCGTTTAGTCTGCATACAACTGCTTCTCCATATTTTTCAGTGCCTTCTATTTTGTAACCAGCGGTTTTTAATAACTCTAATCCAGTAGTTTTACCCACCACATCAATACACTCTATTACTTTTTTATTATTATTTAATGATCCATAGTCTACGTATAAATCAACACATTCTTTAGTATTTCTAATACTATTGAGTCCACCTAGAACTAATGCTACAAGCATTACGTATCCAATTACTTTTTTAATGATTCGTCCTCTCGCATTCCGTCCCTTATCTTATCTAGGTCCATGTTAATCGTAATGACATATGGATATTCTTTCCTAAATCCTATTATCCATGCAACTGTTCTTAATACATTGGCTTTCCATCTGGGCATCTCCTGTATCTTTAACAGGTTATCTTGTGACATTACGACTCTATTCCTGAAGCTTCTTCTACGAACCCGTTTTCTCTATCGAACAAAACAAATTCTAGAGTTTGGACATCAAATGTCTCTTTAAATATAGATAGAACTTTATCTAGTTCTAGCTTGCCGCATGTGTATAGATCGAACTGTACCAAGGATGGGTCTGCCTCATCCCAGATATGGAAGGCAATATGGCTAGTCTCTATCATGACGACAGCCGTTAAACCCTTGTTTCCGTCCTTATCCACATAGCTTGCAAAAGGCCCCTTAATAATCTTCATATCAATCTGATTGACTAGATTGGTAAGAAAGTCGATGCCTTCTTGCTCAGTCTTTATTGGGTTATGCACTTTGGCATTTACCAATAGGTGTTTGTGAAATATCATTTCTTTCCTCCTTTGCTGTTTTCGTAATCTTTGAAGCATTTACCGCATACAAAGAATATCTTTTCTTCTACCGCCACAATCTGCATTAGGTTCTGTGGGAACTGCTTTAAGCAATCGTGGCACCTACCCTTTAGGCTCATTCTTCAAAAAACTCCTGGCTTTCTATAAGGTCGTTGACCTGTGGTTTTTGTGTGCCGTACTTGTATTCTTCTGACCCTAGCCATTCCATTCTAGATTTACCGCATAGGCATGGTGGAACCATGTGTACTTTTTCTGGCAATCCCGTCTCTATAACCATGATGGTCTTACAAGACTTACACTTAAATATAAACTTATCCATTAAAACAAAGGGAGTTGATCATCATAATTCGGCTCACTTTCGACCTCTATATATCTTACTTCATCTATGATCTTAGAACTTAAAGCAGTACTAATCATTTGATCTGAAGATCCTCCAGGTCTGGGCTTAGATGAGAAATAAACTATGTAATAAGCTTCTGGCTTTACTGCTTTTAGCAGAGCACCATTGGCTATAGCCTTCTTTACACTGTCTGTTCTCTTGGCCCCTGGCCGTTTTTTGTCTCCCTCATATCCTCCCTTCGCTTCAACATATTGCTCGTTTGCGTAGAAATCTATTTCTATCCCAGCACCTGGAATAAAAACATTTTTTTCAACATCAATGAATCCCAGGTCATTTAGATCTTGTAAGACTAACCCTTCAAAATCATCACCAGACTTTTTAGATTCTGACTGAAAACTCATTTCTTTTTCTTAGCTGGTGCTTTCTTCTTAGGTCTATCATTCTTTACTTCAGCAATGATATCTGCAATTGTCTTTTCATGCTTGGCTGCAATTGCAATGTCTTCCTTGGTCCAGATTTCAAATCCTACATACCAATGTATGAATCCTATAGTCAAGCCCTTGTACCAATGGCAGTATGAGACTTCAAAGCCCCATGAATCCCATTTACCTGCAAATACTTTTAACTTCATTTTTCCTCTTTCATAATAAATGATGCAGCCTCTTCATAGCCTGAGCTATGTAACAGGTCTGCTATTCTTTCCCGCTCTCGCTTAGCCGCTTTTTTACAGCCGTTGCAAGGGCACTGCCAATCAGTTTTCTTGTAGGTTATCTGGTCTCGTGGATCCCGAAGATGTGACGTCTCCGCTGCTTGTAGGTCCATTTATCCATATCCATTTCCCATAGCCAATGCCCCTTGGAGAGCCTTGGTACATTCTTCCATTCTCCATATCAATAAGCACCCATTTAGCTGGAGCCTTTGTATGAATAGTTAATTCAACAACATCGTCAAGCTCTGGAACCTCTCCACCGCTTGCTAGCTTTCTACTTTTTGCCATATTTCATTTGAATGAAGCATACAATCCAACCAGCAGCAAAACCTGCTAGCAACCACAATGGGTGTAGGTATGTAACGTCCATTACTTGTGCTCCTTTGTTATATGATTATTTAAAGTCATGTGTGCAAATCCAGATCGAACCTCTATGTCACGCTTGCACGTTGGGCATACTACTATTCTATTGCTAGCCATATCTACCATTTCTCTAGTGGACAACTGTTATATATATATTGTACTAGATATTCACCAGATTGTCTACACCTTCCATCCTTCAACATGAATAATGGACACTCTAAGCATATCTCTGTACGCCTATCTAGTTCGTCAAATTTGATAATCGTCGTCTTCTTCTTCTGAGAAATCGAAGTCGACTTCTTTGAATGCGTCTGCAATAGACATTACGACGTAGTATATAGCTCCCCCAAATGCTGCAAGTATGCTACTTACTACTGCGAACTTCTTCAGTCTTTTCCCAAACAATGACATCCTTACCCTCCGTCCAAGCTTGCTTATATTTGTCTCTCTGGTTCTTTAAATCTTTAATTATTTTGTTTGCTGTCATCCAGCGGTTTGTGTTCCACCATACTGCCAAGATTAGGTAGAATATGATGATCTTTTCAATCATTAGGTCTACCAGCGTCTTCCCAGAACTTCTCCCGCCCCATGGCATCTGTGACCATCATTGGGCTAGATTCGTACTCTGCGGTGTCTGGATAGTCGCTAAGTATTTGATTGCATAAAAGTAAGATAGCTTTGTTAGACTTTCCCAACTCCATAATTGCTGGCATGGTATTAAGATCTTCTGAATAATTTCTCAGAAAGTTTACAAGAAGCTCGTCAAACTCTGTGTTGATTGGATGTGCTTCCGCTGCAGCAAGCACAATGTTGGGTAGCCCAAATGGTGGTGGCAATGGAATGTCAGACATTAGAACAACTTTCTGATCTCTGGTAGTGGCAATGCGCCGATGTTCTTCTTTACTTCACCGTTTGTATATGCCATAAGGGTAGGCACAGACTTAACATCCATGTCGATTGCTAGAGTTC